CCCGGTTACGCCCGCGGGGGCGAAGCCAAACGCCGGGCGTATCAGGCGGTCAAGTGGATCCCGCAGGGCTGGCAGTGGGTCGATCCGCTGAAGGAAGCCGACGCCATGAAGGCCGCCATCCGCTCGGGGCTGATGTCCCGTTCGGAAGCGATCTCGGCCAACGGCTACGACGCCGAGGACGTGGATCGGGAGATTGCCGCCGACAACGCCCGCGCCGATGCGCTGGGATTGGTCTTCGATTCCGACCCGCGACACGAATTGCCGACGCCCCCGGCAGCGGCGGTTTTGCCACCCGACACCTTCCCGCAAGGAAACTGACATGCCTCTCCCGCACCTGGCGTCCCGTCTCTACGGAACGCCGCTTCTGCTCGCCCGGGCCAAGCTCGACATCGTGCTCGCCGTCCTCGGCGACCGGATCGGTTGGCCCGAACCGCACACCGCGCTGACGATTCCGCCCCCGCGCACGCTGCCCGACGCACCGCCCGGCCTCGCCGTGATCCCGGTCTACGGCACGCTGGTGCGTCGTTCGCTGGGGCTCGATGCCGCCTCGGGGCTCACGTCCTATGGCGAGATCGGCGCGCTGTTCGAGGCGGCGGTCGCCGACCCGGCGGTGGCCGGCATCCTGCTCGACCTCGACTCCCCGGGCGGCGAAGCCGGTGGCGTGTTCGAACTGGCCCAGCGGATTCGCGCCGCCGATGCCGTCAAACCGGTGTGGGCGATCGCCGCCGACTCGGCCTTCTCGGCCGCCTATGTTCTCGCTTCAGCCGCCTCCCGGGTCTATGTCACCCAGACCGGCGGCGTCGGCTCGATCGGTGTCATCGCCCTGCACGTCGACCAGTCGGCGCGCGATGCCCAGCAGGGCTACCGCTACACGGCGATCACCGCCGGCGAGCAGAAGAACGATTTCTCGCCGCATGAACCGCTCGACCCGGCCGCACACACCCGCCTGCAGACCGAAGTGGACCGGCTGTACGGGATCTTCATCGATCACGTCGCGACGATGCGCAAGCTCGAACCGCGCTTCGTGCGCTCCACCCAGGCCGGGGTGTACTTCGGTCCGGAAGCGCTGACCGCCGGCCTGGCTGATGCCCAAGGCAGCTTCGACGATGCCGTCACCGACTTCAGCGCCTTTCTCGCCACCCGTCGTTCGCCAGGGTTCCTGACCACGGCGAGCCGCTCGCTCCTTGCCGCTTCCATCCCCTCCCAGGAGATTGTACTCATGACTGACCGTAGTACCCCCGCCATCACCCCCGGCGTCACGCCAGATCCGGCAACCCCGGCCGAACCGGCCACGTCCCCCGATAGACCGGCATCCGACGCCGATCCCGAGACGTCGACCCCAGCGGACGATCCCGTCCAGTCGGCGATCGACGCCACCCGCGCCGAGGCCGTCGCCATCGCCGAATTGTGCCAATTGGCAGGTTATCCGCAGCGCACCGTAGCCTTCCTCGCCCAGGGAGCCAGCGCCTCGGACGTCCGCCGCGCCTTGCTGGCCGCCCGCGCCGAGAGCCCCGAGATCGACTCGATGATCCACCCCGACGCCGCGGCGCCCGCCACCTCCCTCGACTCCCCCGCTCACAACCCGCTGATCCAGGCGGTCAAGAAACTCACCGGAAAGGACTAACCCATGCCCAAGCTCACCGAAGCCAACAACCTCGGCGATCTCCTCAAGTACGAGGCGCCCAATCTCTACTCGCGTGATCGCGTCACCGTCGCCTCCGGCCAGACGCTCGGCCTCGGTGCCGTGGTCGGTCGCGTCACCGCTACCGGAAAGATCAAGCGCTTCGACCCCTCGGCGACCGATGGCAGCCAATCGCCGGCTGGGGTCCTGCTCGATTCGATCGATGCGAGTCTCGCCGATCGTCACGACGGTCTGATCGTCGCCCGCCACGCCATCGTCGCTGACACCGCCCTCGGGTGGCCGGTCGGCATCACTGGCGCGGAGAAGACGGCCGCCCTGGCCACCCTGACGAGCCTGGGGATCCTGGCTCGCGCATCCGTCTAAAGGAGATCACGATGCCGATGAACAATCCTTTCCATACGCCGGCCTTCTCGATGGCCGCCTTGACCGCGGCGATCAACCTGCTGCCGAACCGCTACGGGCGCCTCGAAGCGCTGAACCTCTTTCCGGTCAAGCCGGTGCGCCAGCGGCAGATCCTCGTCGAAGAACGCAATGGCGTGCTGAACCTCCTGCCGACGCTGCCGCCCGGGTCCCCCGGCACGGTCGGGCGGCGCGGCAAACGCACGCTGCGCTCGTTCATCGTGCCGCACATCCCCCACGACGACGTCGTGCTGCCCGAGGAGGTCCAGGGCGTGCGGGCCTTCGGCAGCGAGTCCGAGGTCGAGACGATCGCCGGGGTGATGGCCCGGCATCTGGAGACGATGCGCAACAAGCACGCGATCACGCTGGAGCACCTGCGCATGGGGGCGCTCAAGGGCGTGATCCTGGACGCCGATGGCTCGACGCTGGTCGACCTCTTCGACGAGTTCGACATCCCGCCGAAGACCGTCAACTTCGCGCTCAACGTCGACACCACCAACGTCAAGGCGAAGTGCGCCGAGGTGCTGCGCCACGTCGAGGACAACCTCCTGGGTGAGTTCATGAGCGGTATCCACTGTCTCGTCTCGCCGGAGTTCTTCGAGAAACTCACCGGTCACCCGAAGGTCGAGAAGGCGTACGAGAACTGGCAGCAGGGCGCGGTGCTGATTAACGACATGCGCGCCGGCTTCACCTACGGCGGCCTCACCTTCGAGGAGTATCGCGGTCAGGCGACCGACGCCAACGGCGTTTCCCGACGCTTCATCGCTGCCGGCGAGGGCCATTGCTTCCCCCAGGGAACGGTGGACACCTTTGGCACCTACGTCGCACCGGCGGATTTCAATGAGACGGTCAATACCCTCGGTCAGCCCCTGTACGCCAAGCAGGAACCGCGGAAGTTCGATCGCGGCACCGATCTGCACACGCAGTCGAACCCGCTGCCGATGTGTCACCGGCCGGGGGTGCTGGTGAAACTCCTGATGCTGTGAGCTCCTTCATCGAGGCGCTCTACGAGGCGGCGGCGCGCTCGGGCCTGTTGGTTCGAGCCACGGTCGGGGCGGTGGAGGTCGATGTCGATTTCTACTCCCCGGACGAGGACATCCTGGATGGCCTCGCCGTCAGCCGTAACCACGTGATCCGCTACCCGGCGAGTCGCCTGTCGCTGGCGCCCGGTGACAGCGTCGTGATCGACGGAGCCAACTACCGCGTGCGGGAAGTGCGGGGGACCGGCGACGGGTCGGAATGCCGCGCAACACTCACCCGCCTGTAGAGAACGCCCATGTCCCCATCGATCCGCGAACAAATCCTGCAGGCCCTGATGACCACCCTGGCGCCGGTCGCCGTGGCGCAGGGCGCGACCCTGCTGCGTTCGCCCGTCCACGGCGTACCGCGTGAGGCGTCGCCGGCGCTGTTGCTCTTCCCCGAGTCCGACGCCATCGTCGAGCGACCCAACGACAGGGTCGAACGGCAACTGATCGTGCGGCTCGTCGCCCTGGCCCGGGAGACTGGCGCCGGATCCCCCGAAGCCCTGGCCGACCAGATCCTCGTTGCCGCGCATGCGGCCCTATTCAGGAACGCCAATCTCGGCGGCCTCGCGCTCGGGCTCCGCGAACTCGACTGCGAGTGGGACGTGGAAGACGCCGATGCCGGCGCCGCCGCCATTCCCGCCCGCTACCAGATCACTTACCGCACCCGCTGCGATGACCTCGCCAGCCAAGGATGACCCATGCAAATCGAACTCCTGAAGCCCCACACCCACGCCGGCGTCGACCACGCCCCCGGCGCGGTGATCGAACTTGACGACGATCTCGCGCGCTGGCTCACCGACCTCGGCACCGCCCGCCCGGTGCGTCCAGCACCCGCCTCCCTTCCCCTTTCCACCGCGGAGAAATCCAAATGAGTACCTACGCTTCGTTTCAAGGCCGTGTCTATCTCGGCAAGCGCGACGTGAATGGCAACCCGATCGAACTGCGCACGCCCGGCAACGTCGCCGAACTGAAACTCGCCCTCAAGACCGAGGTCATCGAGCATTACGAGTCCCAATCGGGCAGTCGCTCGCTCGATCACCGCATGATCAAGCAGAAGTCGGCGACGGTGACGCTGACCATCGAGGAGTTCACCAAAGACAACCTGGCCCTCGCCCTGTACGGCAACTATACCGCCGGCGCTACCGGCACCGTCACCGACGAGCCGCTGCCGGCCGGCCTGGTCGTCGGCGATCGTTACGCGCTGGCGCATCCCAAGGTGTCGGCGCTGATCGTCAAGGACGATGCCAGCGCGACGCTGACGCTCGGCACCCACTACACGGCCGACACCGACTTCGGCGCGATCCAGATCCTCAACCTCGCGAGCTTCGTGCCGCCGTTCAAGGCGAGCTACAGCTACGGCGCGGTGACCGAGATCGGCATCTTCACGCAGCCCCTGCCCGAGCGCTTCCTGCGCCTGGAAGGCTTGAACACCGCCCAGGGCAATGCCAAGACGCTGGTCGAACTGTACCGCATCGCCTTCGATCCGCTGAAAGAGATCTCCTTCATCTCGAACGAGTACAACAAGTTCGAACTGGAGGGCTCCTTGCTGGCCGATTCGACCAAGCCGATCGACGCGACGCTCGGTCAGTATGGCCGAATCGTCGACCTCGGTTGACGAGGTGACCCATGAGTGATCTGGAAACGCTGATCCCGCCCGGGGTCGACCTCGTGATCGGCGGCGAAGCCCTGACCATCAAACCGCTGAAGGTCGGGCAGCTGCCCGCGTTCCTGCGGGCCATCTCCCCCGCGATACAGGAGCTCACGTCGCCCGAGATCGACTGGCTACGGCTGTTCGGCGAACGGGGCGAGGACCTGTTGTCAGCGATCGCCCTTGCCGTTGGCCGACCACGCACGTGGCTCGATGACCTGGCCGCCGACGAGGCGATCCTGCTGGCGGCCAAGGTGATCGAGGTCAACGCCGATTTTTTTACCCGGACGGTGATCCCGAAACTCGGCGGCCTGTTCGCGGCAGTGAACCACGCGCCGCTGCCAGCGGCTGGTTCGACGCCGTCGAGCAGTTGATCGAGCACGGTCACCGGCTTCCCGACCTCCTCGACTACACGCTGGCCCAGGTGCGGGCCTTCCTGGCCGCCATCGAGCGCTCAGACGCCGCGCGCGACGCGCGTCTTCTCTCCGTGATTGCCATCGGCACGCGCGGTGATGGCGGCCACCTGGACCAGACCCTCGACCGACTGATCGACACGGCCCACCCTCCCATCAAGACCTCCCACCGATGAAGATAGCCATTCGTATCGATAGCGCCGCCGCGCAGGCGCAGTTGCGGCGATGGGGCGGCGAGTTTCGCACGCAGGTTCAGCAAGCGGTCAAGCGCGCCATCACCAGCGAGGCCAGCGAAATCCGGGAGGACGTGCGCCGGCACGTCGGCAGCCAGATGACCGTGGTCCGGCGGTTCTTCCTCAAGGGCTTTACCGCCAAGGTGCTGGCCAGGGATCCGAACCGCCTGCCGGCGCTCCATGTGGGCTCGCGCATCCCGTGGGCGGGCCTACACGAGTTCGGGGGGACGATTACCGGCCGGCTGCTGATCCCGCTGCATGGGCGAGTCGGGCGCAAGCGCTTCAAGGCGCAGGTGGCCGAACTGATGCGGGGCGGCAACACCTACTTCGTCCAGGGTCGGCGGGGAAACCTCGTCCTGATGGCCGAGAACCTCAGGGAACACGACCGGCCGTTGGCCGGCTTTAAACGCCGGTATCGCCAAGCCGCAGGCATCAAACGTCTGCAGCGCGGTGCGGACATCCCGATCGCCGTCCTCGTGCCGCGGGTGGTGCTCAAGAAACGCCTCGACATCGCGCGGCTGGTCGCCGGGCGCCTCCCGCGCCTGGCGGTGGCGATCGAGACGCAGATCCGCCGGATCGATTGACCATGGC